ATAATGGCAACAGTAATAAAACCAAAAAGAAGTGAAACGGCATTAGCCGTACCAGCTGCAAATGCTTTAGAAGTCGGCGAATTGGCAGTCAATGTTACAGACGGTAAGTTCTATATTAAGAAAAGTGATAATTCTGTAAGAGAAGTTGGTGGTGCAGGTTCAGTTTCATTACAAAATGTTATGACAAATGGTGCTTCTACAACAACAGATTTATTATTGGACCAAGGTGCAAGATTAGTATTTGAAGGTAATTTAGGAAACTCATACGAAACTTTTTTAACAGTTGCAGAACCAACTGCTGATAGAACAATAACATTACCTAATCAATCAGGTACAGTTGCAATGGATGGTGACGCTTTAGCATACGGAATAGTATTCGGGGGATAATAAATGGCGAGTTCGTTTAAAAATTATGGATTAGATGTTGGAGTTTTAGATGACGCAACAGGTAATATGTACACAGCCGGCGGTTCTGTACAAGCAGTTGTTCACGCATTATATATTTCAAATAAAAGTGCTACTAATATTGCAAAAGTAAATGTAAAAGTAACTACAGATGGTGGTTCTACTTTTTTTCATGTAGGTAGAAGTTTAGAGGTAGATGTAAATAATACTTTAGTTTTAGATAAACCTATAAATTTAGAAGCAAGTGATATATTAAGAGTTTATGCTGACCCCAGTCCAGACAGTTCGTCTGTAGATGTTGAGGCGTTTGCTAGTGTATTGGAGGTTAGTTAATGTCAACTAATACTCATATTGTTAATACAAATGGTAGAGGTTCAAACGCATTTAGTAATTCGTTTCACGGTTTAAGAAGAACAACTGACGGTAAATTGTATTACACATTAAAAGATTCAAATGTAGGTACCTTTAGTAATGATGGTGGCACTACAGAAATATCTAGTGATTCTGATTATGTGGCAGTAATAGAAGAATACATTTCTGGGGTTGATGATACATTTACAGGAGATGGTTCAGACACAACTTTTACACTAGGTGAAAGTTATCCTAGTGACGGTGCAGATAGACTGGCTGTATCTGTAGATAGAACAAGATTAACAGCAACAACAGATTATTCTGTATCAGGAACAACTTTAACTTTTGTTAGAGCTCCTCATAATAATGCAGAAATATTTGTTAGACATATTAAAAAAGAATATAAAAATGAGTCAACAGACACCTATCAACAATACAAATTTGAAAATGGTAGAAATCACTACAAATTAAATAGTGATGGCCAATTAGTGCAGGTACAAAATAGAAAAATGCCTATAGATGAAACAAACTTTCCAGATGATGTATTAGATAGTGAGTTTGCAGCCTATAATGGCAACTCATTAGTTAACTCAACAACATATAAGACATGATAAACTTGTATAAATATATGGAATTAATAAGGTAAAAAAATGGCAGATTTCGTACTAGGAAGACTAAAATTTAAATGGCGTGGCGATTGGGCTGTATCTACTGCCTATTTAATTGATGATATTGCAAAGTATGGTGGTAACACATATGTTGCAATCGCAAATCACACATCTCAATCATCAAGCGCTGGTTTTTATACAGATTTATCTGCCTCTAAATGGCAACTTCATTCGGAAGGACTTTTCTTTAAAGGTAATTGGGGATTTGACACTCACTATAAATTAAATGATGTTGTAAAATATGGTGGTAGACAACAGCGTTGTACAACTCAACATACATCAGCTTCATCTGGTGGTTTAGAAACAGCAAAGTTTGAATTATATACAGATGGATTAGATTTTAAAGGTAATTGGGCTGGCTCTACACTTTACAAACTAAATGATGTTGTAAAATTTGGTGCATATCAATATAAAACTACAACTGAACACACATCACACGCAACAAACTTTGATAGTACAAAATTTGCAGTTTATTCAGAGGGTTTACAATTTGAAGATTCTTATAGTGCAAGTACAACTTACCAAGATGGTGATGTTGTAACTTATGGTGGTTACACTTATGTTTATATAAATTCAACAGCTGCTTCAGGTCAAACACCAACAGACAATTCATATTGGGATATAATCACAACTGGTTATAATAACACAGGTACATATTCACACGGCACAGCTTATAAAACTGGAGATGTAGTTAGATATGGTGGTAATTCATACACAGCTAAAACTAATAACACTAGCGAATATCCAGCAGTTCAAGCTTCAGGCGCAACAAATACCACACATTGGGAATTAGTTGTAGCAGGATTTCAATATGTAGCTGGTGGTTACAACGCTAGCACAACTTACTTAATTGGTCAAGTTATAAGATACTCTTCAACTTCTTATGTGATGTTGAAAGACAGACAAGTTAATGTTACTCCAGGTTCAGACGCCACAGTATGGGAAGTTGTTGCACAAGGTGATACCGGCGCAGTAACAACCACAAGAGGTGATTTAATAAAACAAGGTGCCTCATCAGCTGAAAGACTAGCAATTGGTGTTTCAGGTGCAGTTTTAACTACAGATGGTACAGACCCTATATGGTCAAACGCTGAAGGTAAAAATGTTATCTATGTTGCAAACTCTGGTTCAGATACAAATCCAGGTTCTCAATACTTACCTTTTAAAACAGTTAATAAAGCTTTAAGTGTTGCAAGTTCAGGTGACATTGTAGAAATAGATACGATTGCCGGTGGTACAGGTGGTACTCCAGGTGTTTATAATGTAACAACAGGTATTACAGGCGGCTCAGGTGGTAGTGCTAATTTTAGAGTTACAACTGACGGTTCATCAACACCTACAGTTTTAATTACCGATGGTGGTAACAGTTATGTTGCAGGTGAAACAATTACAATTGCTGGCGCTCAAACAGGTAGTTCATCTAATATAACTTTTAATGTCACATCTGCTTCAGTAGGAGATGTTGTTTATATTAAAAATGGTGTTTATAGAGAAAATTTACCATTAAGAATTCCAGCAGGTGTTACAGTTCAAGGTGAATCCTTGAGAGGAACAGAAATAAGACCTGCTACAAGTACAGGTTCTCAAATCAAAACTGTTTCAATTACAACAAATGTTAGTGGTGCAACTAACGGCACATATAACTATGTTCATTCAACTTCAACTACAGGTTCAGGCACAGCCGCTTCTGCCGTATTTAATGTAACGGTATCAGGTGGTGCAGCTTCAGCAGTAACCGTATATAACGGTGGTGTTGGTTTTGCAGTAAATGACCAAGTTACTATTCCAGCTGCTTCAGTTGGTAATGGTGGTAATTTAGTATTAACGATATCAGCATTAGAAAATAATAACGCTTCTAATATGTTCTTATTGAACAACACAACAAACCTAGTTCAAATGTCAATGAAAGGTCTAACAGGAACACCAGGCGCTGGTGGTACTAGTAAGGCTGCTGTAACATCTCTTGACCCTAGTGGTTCAATTTCTACTACATCACCTTATATTCAAAACTGTTCATCTGTAAATGCTGGTGCAACAGGTATTCAGATTGACGGTAACTTACATTCAGCAGGTAACAAATCAATTTTAGGAAACGATTTTACTCAAATTAACTCCGATGGTATTGGTGTTCATGCATTAGCAGGCGGTCGTGGTGAGATGGTTTCTATCTTTACTTACTATTGTGCTAAATCATTTTATGCACATTCAGGTGGTTTTATAAGAGGTCTAAACTGTTCATCTGCTTATGGTGAAAAAGGTGCTGTCGCAGAGGGTACATTAGCCTCAGAAACAGCAGTTTCAGTTGCAGCTCGTGGTGAGATGTTAAAATATTCAACTACCGGATTTATTAGTGCTGCTACAGAAAGTGATATATCAGATACGGTCACAACTTCAGGAACACCTACAGCTGCAACAATTGTCGGTGTTACTTCAGGTGCTAGTGCTACCTTTATCAGAGGAAATATATCATTAGATTTTATACACATTACAGGAAGAAGTGGTAACTTTACACAAGGTGAAGTTTGTACCGTAACTAAAGATGATAGTTCAACATATCAATTAACACTTGACGCTTCTCACGGAGATAGCACAGCTGCTCAAACAGGACAACAAGGCGCTCTTATTGCAGTAGATGGTTCAGCATTAAGTTCAGGTACTGCTATAACAGTAGGTTCAAATGTTGTCTTTGCTGGCGACAGTACATATTACAGAATATCAGCAGTATCAGAAACAAACACTAGTGCCGAAACAGCACTTATCAGATTAACTTCTAGTGTTACAAGTGGTAATGCTATAGCAGATAATACAGTAGGAACTATTACTGTAAAATATTCAAATGTTCGTTTAACAGGACATGATTTCTTAGATATTGGTACAGGTGATATAACTACATCAAATTATCCAGGTGGTCCATCTCAAGCTGCTTCTCAGGAAGACGAAGTTGACGAAGTAACAGGTGGTCGTGTTTACTTCTCATCTACTGACCAAAAAGGTGACTTTAGAGTTGGTGATTTATTC